CCTCAGATGCGCGAGTCGATTCAGAAGACCGGACAGCCTCGCTTCATGCCCTCCGACGCCGAGTACCTATCAGCGGTACAAGCTGGCGATACGGCTAAGGCGCAGGAACTCGTGGATCAGGCGGCGAAGGCGGCTGGACTTGGTGAAAGCCGTCTGAACAACGCCGGGAATCCAGAGGAGATGTTCCATGGATCTGGATGGAGCGCACACAACGTATTTGAACGCGGAAAATCACCGAGCGGGAAATCAAAGCCGTATCCGGGTTACGGCCTTGACGACATTGGTTTTTGGTTCACCTCGAGCAAAAACCAAGCAAACGAGTATGGTTCCGTGCTTCAACTTGAAGGAGGAAAACGGCCTCCCGCTCGTCTTTACAACGTATTTTTGGACATCAAGAACCCTCTTGAATTCAGCGATCATCAGGAATTTAACGAGTGGATTGAATCATACGCAAAGACCTACGCAGTAGATGAAACGTCGAAAAAATTGATGAAAGGTGGCCGACGATTAGTTGGATCACTGAACGTCAATATGCTTCTTGAACGCTTAAAAATGGGCAAAAAAGACGGCATAATCATCTGGAAAGGAAATGGAGATCGGCGTTTTGGTCTGCAACCAAATGAATCGTATCCTACTTGGGCGATTGTTTTTGACCCATCCCAGATCAAATCCGCCGACCCCATCACCCGCGACGACTCCGGAAACATCATCCCTCTCTCTCAGCGATTCCAGTCTACCAGCCCGGACATCCGGTACATGCCAGCTCCGGTGCCAGACCCATCCATCCCCGGTGCCTACTCCATGAGCGGCTACCGCATCCTTCCCGGCAAGACCAAGGGCAAGCTGCGGGTCTACTCACCGAGCGGCTCTCTGGTGGGCGTAGTCGGCTCCGTGGATGACGCGCAGCGGATGATCCGGAAAAAGCTCCAGTAACATGGCCTACGATCCCAAGACATCCAACGCGCTCATCAACAAGCTGCGGTCCGACGTGGACGGGCTGCTGGTGCGGAATGCGGTGCTCACGATGGAGCTGCCCACCGGCGAGGATGGTGGGTCGGCTACGATGGCCATCACGGCGGACATGACCACCATTACTGGTGACCAGACGTCGTACACTGCGGACCAGACGGTGGTGGATTGGACTCCTCGGGCTATCAACGAAGTCACCTACGATCAGGGCGAGACCGTCGAGAGGCTGGCTGGGAACACGTTCACGCTCCTTCCGGGCAAGTACAAGATCAAGGCCACCTTCGTCTTCCATCACACGCTGAACACGCGGTTGGCGCTGTGGAACGGCACGGATCAGACCACCGAGGCTTGGTCCATCAACGGTCACTTTGCCGGCAACGTCATGGGTGTCATCACGCTCGACGCACTGGTGACGCCAAAGAAGGAAACCAGCTACCAGATCCGGTATCAGGTGCAGCGTGAGCAGGCTACCGATGGCTTGGGCATCGCCACGGACTTTGCTGGTGTGCCGGAGCAGTACGGTGCGCTGGAGATCACGCGCATCAACATGCTCAAGCCGTAGTTTTCTGTAGATTTGTGTTGTGCAGCGGTGGCTGGGTGGTATCTACTCACCCGTGACAGCTAAACCGCGCAGGCCGGTCGCGCTCAAGACCGTGCAGATCGACGCCAACCTCCACCGCAAGCTCGTGGCCTTTGCCCGGGAAGGCGGCTTCAAGGTCAAGGCGTTGGTCGAGAAGGCAGTGCAACAAACCTACATACTACGATGAGCAACCTACCCGCAGTAACCACACAGAACACCGTCCACACCTACGACAAGGTGGCAGACCCGATGGCAGCCGCTACCCAGTTGGGTGAGTGGATCTGTCGCTCTGGCATGTTCGGAGCAGACCGTCCCGAGCAGGGCAACCTCCTCGCCCTCCAATGCATCGTGGAGCGCAAGCCACCGCTGGAACTCGCCAAGCACTACCACGTCATCCAAGGCCGCTTGAGCCTCCGTGCAGACGCTATGCTGGCGCTCTATCGCGAGCGCGGAGGCAAGGTTGTCTGGAAGCAGTTCGACGCTGCTGGGGCTCGTGCCCAATGGATCTACGACGGCAACGACATCGAGTTGGCTTACACCGCTGACGACGCCAAGGCTGCCGGGTTCCTACCTGCGCGTGGTGGCTCTGGCTGGGCCAAGTTCCCGGCGGAGATGATGCGTGCGCGGCTGATCTCCAAGGCGGTGCGCATGCTCTGCCCGGAGGTCGTAACCGGCACCTATACCCCGGAGGAGATTGCCGACTTCGCGCAGCCTTCCGCGGTGCAGGTCCTCGCTACTCAACCGCAGGCCAAGGCTGTGGACGTCGAGGTGGTGCCTACCGCGGTCACGGCTGATGAGCCTAAGCTGACGTTGCAGGCACAGGTGGTCGAGCTGCTGGCCAAGGCTGACCTGCTGGCTGCTGGCCGGGAGTTCCTCATCGCCAAGTCGTGGATCACCGCTGCCGAGACCATCAAGGATCTGTCCGAGTCCCGGGCGGCTAAGATCCTCGCCAAGCCGGAGGCGTTCACGCTGGCGGTCTCAGCCCACAAGACCACGGAGGCCGCATGACCTTTCAAGCACGTCCTTCTGCTCTACCGGCGCTGGCGAAGTCGCCCCGGTACGAACCCGGTCCTCCTACGGCTGCGACCGAGGCTGGCACCGACCGGCATCTGGCTCTGTCCGAGATGTTCCTAGGCAAGACCGCACTGGTCTCGATGCTTCCCGACGTGGAGCGCGAGGCTGTAGAGTGGGCCTATGCCTATGTCCATGCGAGGATCATCATGGGCTCACAGATTCAGTCCGAGCTGCCAGTGGACATCCTGCGTGACGGCAAGGTGGTCCTCCAAGGCACTGCGGACGTCGTGGTTGGCAATCAGCTATTCGACCTCAAGTGGGTCGAGCGCAACTACGCAGAGCAGATGGCAGCCTATGCGCTAGGGTTAATTCAGGCGCATGGGTTCGGAGAAATTGTGGTCCACCTAATGTTCGGTGAAAAGCGCATTGCCAGCCGTTACACCATCACCCGGGAGCAGGCCGAGGCTATCGTCTACCCGATCCTCGACGCCGTAAACGATCCGACCACCAAGTGCCGGATCTCGGACTACTGCGGGTGGTGTAAGCACTCGACCTACTGCAAGGTGCGTCTAGCCGAGATCAACAAGGTGGCTGACGGCTACGAGATGGTTCAGGTGGACGATCTGTCGGTGGCATCACCTGAGTCGCTGGCCAAGGCCCTTAACCTTGCCACGGTAGCTGCCAAGTGGGCCGAGGAGGTGAAGGAATACTGCACGCTGGCCGTGAAGGAAGGCGTGGACATCCCGGGCTACAGCCTCAAGAGCAGGGCCGGTAGTCGCGAGATAGCACCGGAGCAGATCAACGAGGCGTTCGGGCGGTCCGGGCTGTCCTCTGAGGCGTTCATCGGTGCCTGCAAGCTGTCGATACCCAAGCTCATCGAGGCAATGCAGGCGCAGGGTCTGACCCGGAAGGACGCCGAGAACCGCATCGACGAGCGTCTGGCTGGCCTTATACGGCATCGTCCTGCGTCCACCTACCTAGCCAAGGATCGCGCTTGAAAGCGCTCTGGGAGGTCTTCGATCCCGGCGCTTCTGAACTAAGAAACTACATAGAGACTGTAAATTGTGTCATGAAAACGCTCGTAGCGGTCGATCCCGGTGCCTCTGGGGGCCTTGCTATCCGTGACTGTGGCGGATCCATCTGGCTGCAGCCTATGCCGGACAGCTTGCCTGCACTAGTCGGACTGCTGCGGACCTACAAGACTGCGGACGCGGAACTCTGGATCGAGGAGGTCCCTAAGTTCACTGGGAAGAACATACCCAGCAGCACCACGGCGGTCCTGTTCCAAAACGTCGGCAGGGTAGAAGGCGCAGCAGTGGCTCTTGGCTACTCCCTGCACCGGGTGCCCCCCAAGATCTGGCAGGAGCCGCTTGGGTTGGGTGGCCGAAAGTCAGTCGATACGCAGGCCCAGTGGAAGCGCAAGCTACGCGGGAAAGCAGAGGAGCTGTACCCGAGTCTTGACATCACGCTGTCAACGGCTGATGCAGTTCTTGTCCTCCATTACGTTCTAGGTGGGGGACGGTAGGTAGACGGTTGGTTGCATAGGTGGGACGCGCATACCTGACCACGCGTACACTTTAGCGTATCGTGTGATACGTGACCCCGGCATGGTTCTTTACCCCTCCTAGGTGGACCTAAAGCAGTCTACGGGCTGGTGCCGGGGTGTTTCTTTACCCTACAGTGAGGCGTGGACGCTGCCTCTCGGATCACTGAACTGACCGCCATGGTCACGGCTATGAGCAACGAGAACGAGCGTCTCAAGGACACGATCGGATTCCTGCTGGATAAACTCGATGAAAACGAAGAACGACTTCTGGGAGTGCAAGACAAAACCAAGCACCGTGGTGGACGTGTGGGGCGAGGCGGAGCTAAGGGTGGGCGAGATGAAGGAGCGGGCCACGGTCTACGAGCGAAACGGAAAGCTCTACATCCGCAGGACGGCTGAGTTCCAAGCGAAGTTCCGCAAGGTGCCGCAGTCCTGACACGCACGACAGGCCCGTAAACACTAGTCAGAACTGTGCTGAAAGATTTCTGTATTTTTCTGTAGACGGCATGAGAGACCTGTGGTTTCATGTTCCCCGTAGCAAGTAACCAACAACAAGAACATGACCTTCAGCATCACCAACGATCTCAACCAGATTCTAGATCATTGCAAGTCGTTCAAGCCATCTCCGGCAGGCAGCTTCCCTCGGTACATGGTCAGAATAGACGATCTGTCACTGCCTGCCGGAAACATCCGAGGACTCAGAAAGCATCTCGATGCGATCGTGATAGGGTGCAAGTGCAGGGTTTACCGGAATCTGGGAGGTGGAGTCACAGTAGACTTTGACAACCTAGACTAAAAATTCACCACGGGGGCCGCGCATCCCACACGCGGACTTAGTTTAACCAGTAACCTCTTAACCAGTAACTCGTATGTATCTTACCAAGTATCTCGTCCTGCTCGCTCTCGTCGCAACCAACGCTCTCGCACTAGACGCCAACCGCATCGCTGACGCCATCTACCGTGTTGAGGGTGGTGCTAGGGCCAAAGCTCCCTACGGCATCCTGTCGGTCAAAGTCAAAGACGCCACAGAGGCTCGCAAGGTCTGCTTGAACACCATCCGCAACAACCACCGTCGCTGGCAGGCCGCTGGCAAACCCGGCAAGTTCCTCGACTTCCTCGCTGACCGCTACTGCCCCAAGTCGGCGGATCCCGTTGGCAACCGCAACTGGAAGAAAAACGTCAAGGCTATCAGCGGCCTCGACTTCTGAGGGGTGGACATCACCTACAAACTTTGCAGCGCAACACAACACAGACACCATGAGACAGCGCCCACCATCAATGCAGATCACGGACTCCCTTCCTGCGGAGCCGATGATTAGCCCCGAATACATGAACGCGAAGTACAAGGCTTGGCTTCAACGTCGCGGACTGACCGATCCAGCCTTTGCTGAGGAACTCAAAGCCTTCGAGCACCGAAGCAAGCTGTCGTTCAGGCGCAACAAGAACACACGGGGGAAGACGCCATGAACCAGAACCTGAAGATGGCCCTGATACTCTGGGGAGTAGTGGCCCTGATGACACTGGGATACGTACTCGGGAGGATCGGAGCATGACACCACGTACAGACAACCACACCTTCCGGCTGCTGGGCAGAGAGCTTCCGATGCCGTCATTGATCGCCGAGGCACGCCGGATGGAGCAGGAGTTGGCCGAGTTGCGTAACCCGGTTAACTACAGGCCCAGCAAGATCGGAAGGCCAAGCATCCCGCAGTACATAGCAGACCAGATCAAGGCGCTGCCTGCTGAGGTATCTGCCGCCGAGGCGTCACTAAAGCTGGGAGTCTCACAGACAACCATCAACCGCTACAGGAGGGGAACCAGATGATGGAGAGACGCGCTCAATCAACACTGTACCTTCACGAGTTCAAGACCGCTGATGGCAAGTGGGTGATTGAAACTGACCGTGCCGCACACATAGAAGACGAGGTGAGGAGACTTGATAAGGAATCGAAGTCTTTTAACGAACAGATATGTAAATACCACGGCAAACTATCAATGCTCGGAAGAGAGCTTGGGAAGATGAAGAAAGAAAACAAGAAGCTGAAGTTGATGCTTACAAAGGAATCCAAATGAGCGAACGAGTAACCGTCAGAGAGTATCAGACACGCCCGGGAGTCTGGGTGGTGGACGCGGACTTCGCGCACCGACTAGCCGACGAACTGGAGAAGGCCAAGGAACGCATCGAGGAGTTGGAGGCGCTGCTCACGGGAGAACGTTGGACTGATCCAAAGGAGACACAGCCAGAGCACGCCGCAGATGCCAAGGCGCTGGCAGAGGTGATCCGAATCGTGGAGGCTAAGCCGTGAGCGACCATATTGTTGAGCCCACCAAATTGGTCTGCCCTCACTGCGGCCTGCCTGCGGATCGCAACCAGAACGGGATCCAAGGCTATCGGTGCGGTTCCAGTTACTGCGAGACCTTCAAGCCTCAGTGGGCTAGGAGCATGACTTGCTTGGAACTAGAGAATCGTGAACTCAAAGATACGATTGAGCTTCTGAGGGACCTGTTATTTGAAAGGGGAGAAAAGCTAATCCAACATTGGAAAGCATCCAAGGAGGCCAAGCCATGAAACAAACACTGACCAGTTTTTGTTACATGAACATCCGAGGATTACTCGTCAGTTGCGTTGCCTTCTCTGCTTCGGCCCAGATCGCGCTGGAGAACCTGCCACTGCGTCTGGAAGCACCGCACACCGCGGAGGACTATCAGTGGTCTCTGGGTGGCCATCCAATCCCGGGCGCTACTAACCGCGTCCTTGAGATCCCAGCGGCACAGGAGGCTGATGCCGGAACGTATCGTGTGGAGAGCACCAGCGGTCACTCTGCGCTCTACAAGGTGCGTTGGCAGCGAGTCATCCGGATCTTTGTGAACAACACCGAGGTGCGCGGGGACACCGTGGACATCCGTGGACCTAGCCAGATCCGTCTGGTCTGCTCGCTGGGCAACCTGCCGGTGCGCTACACGCTAGATGGCAAGGAACCCACAGCCCTGTCTGCGCTCTACAAGACGCCGGTGCTCGTCACCAATGCCTGCATGCTGCGTGCTGCGGTGGTGATACCGGAGGGAGACGCCGTGAAGTTGCGGAGGGTGCCGTGACCGAGCTGGACATTGAGATCCAGTACCGACTGCAGGAGCGGCTTGGCATCCTATGCGGTGCTGATGAACCGACTCCATTAGCAATCAAGATAGCCTTAGAAGAAATCGAACAATACAAGAAGAACCATGCAAGCAACCCTGAAGTTCAACCTGCCAGATGAGGATGCGTTCCATTACGACGCCATCCACGCCACCGAGTACAGGATGGCACTGGATGAGATTCGAGAGATGCTGCGTTGCAAGGTAAAGTACGGCCACAACTACGAGAACACGGAGCAGGCCCTGATGGAGGTCTATGCGATGGTCTGCGCCACTATTCAAGAATGCTACGGTTTCCCTGAATAAGCTTGGAAATTGCTTGTCAATCTTGAATAAGACTGCTCGTGAACATCAGCAAGGCCCGCAAACGGGTGATGGCCATAGGCTGTTCCCATGGGTCCAGAGCCAATCCTAAGGCGCTGGAGGCGGTGCTACGCTTCAGGGAACGCTTCAAACCAAACGAGGTTATCCATCTTGGAGACGCATACGATCTGGCGGCACTCCGAGCAGGCTCACTGGGCAACCCCAACCAAGCCGATGCAGCCGATGACTACCTCGACGACATCGGTGAAGGCGCAAAGTTCCTCAACCAGCTCAAGCCGACGGTGTTCACGATCGGGAACCACGACGAGCGTGCTCGACAATACCTCAACCACCACAACGCGGTCATCCGTGGCTTCGCTGAGGCGGTCTGGGAGAAGATGATGGCACCGATCGAGAAACATTGTCGGGTCAAGATCCTGAAGTATGGAGTCCTGCCAGATTGTTGGTTCAGCCTCGGAGGCTACAAGTGGGGTCACGGTATCCTCTACGGAGAGAACTACCTCAGAGACTCCGCCGAGACCTTCGGGAATGTTGTCGTGGCTCATGCCCACCGGGCTGGTATCGCTTACGGTCGCAGGAGTGACAATCCGGTCGCGCTGTCCCCCGGAACGTTGGCCGATCTTCCTGCCATGGAGTACGCTCATCGCCGCCGCTCAACCTTGGCGTGGAGCCATGGCATCGTCTTCGGAGAGTACTCGGACAGCAGCGCCCAGCTCTACCTTCACCAGTGGCCACAGAACGAGCAGCAATGGACTCTGCCAAACTTCTAAAGAGCCTGAAGGAGGCTATCGCGTGTCAGCCGGAGGTTGTACCGAGCGGGTGGAAAACCATGTCGCAACTGGCTACAGAGTGGGGAATCAGTATAGCTCACGCGATCAGGTTAATCCGCAAAGGCATCGACATGGGAACGGTTGAACAGAGGAAGTTCAGGATTCAGAATGGAAGGAGAGGCGTATACCCAACATGGCATTACACAGCAAAAAGCGAGGAAACGAAGTCCAAGGAGACCCGAAGCTCTCGGACGCGGAAGTGAAGGAGCTTCTGGTCATGGCCCCTAGACTGGTCGAGAGGGCTATCCTCAAGGGCTGGATCCAACCGCCCCGGTACAGGCTTACAGACGCCCAGATTGACAACCTGATGCGCCGCTAGTATCCCCAGCACTGTCCCTTGCGTGAGGGACCGGGAGTAGCGTCCCGAAACAACGAATGAACAACCCAGAACCATCAACCCAGCCAATCCCGGCAGGCTTCAAGGAGCATCTTCTGCTTCTTCGTTGTGCCTACGCTACCCGGGGTTGGTTGGGTTGGTGCTTTTGTTTCATACCATGAGCGAGAAGAAGAGATCCCCAGCGTTCCAATTCTATGCGGATGACTTTCTGGCCGGGACGCTGGAAATGAGTCAGTCAGACGTCGGAGCTTTTATCCGATTGCTATGCCATCAGTGGAGCCGCGGTTCAATTCCGGTTGAAACCGAAAAGCAACAGCGGTTGGCTGGCGGTTCAGTCTCGGTTGATGTGCTGGCTAAGTTCCAGTTGTGCGATGACGGTCTCTTGAGGAACTCAAGGCTTGAGGCTGAAAGAGAGAAGCAACAGGAGTACCGAAACAAACAACGCGAAAAGGGCCTAAAATCAGCACTTGCAAGATCAGCGGTCAACCACGGTTCAGCCGCGGTTGGAACTACGGTTGAACCGAGCCACCAACCGGATGGTCAACCGCATGGTCAACCGGAACTCAACTCTCCGTCTCCGTCTCCTATTATAAATAATACACCAAGTATATCGCCATGGGTGGTTGCCTTCGGAGTGGAGTTGCCGGAGAGCCTTCGTACCGAGAACTGCCTCGAGGCTGTGAAGCTATGGCTGAAGTACAAGTCGGAGCGTCGCGAGGGTTACAAGCAGACCGGACTCAAGGCGGCACTGACGAAGTGGTCCAGAGAGTTCACAGCGGCTACGTTCCCGTCCGCGGTTGACCACTCCATGGCGAGCGGATGGTCTGGAATCTTTCCGCCCAAGGAGTCGTACCAACCCCAGCCACAACGCCACGCTCCTGACACCAGCAAGTACACGGCGGAGCAGATCGCTCTCATGGAGGCCATGGGATGAACTCGGACGCCTACTTTGCGCCCAAGGATGAACTTGGAATCCTTGGGGCATGTCTCTCCGGAGACACGGACGTGGCCTCCGAGGTGGTCTCCTTGGTTCAGCCGGAGATGCTGGTCAACGAGGACGTCAGGTTCACGCTGGAGCTTATAGCCGGACTGGTGCGCCAGAACCAACCGGCGTCCATGGAGAGGCTCACCAAGGAATGGAACAAAGCTCACGGTTCGCTGGAGATCCCGATGGCCACTTGGGCAGAGGCCATGTCCTCGTGTCCCTCCAGCAGCATGGTCAGCTACTTCGCGGACGGCATACGCGAGGCTCACCTACGTCGTAAGCTGAGAGAGCTTGGTTCCAAGATCATCGAAGGCTCCGGGAACTCAGCCGTGAGCATCGACGAGGTGCTCAAGCAGGTGGAATCCGGCATGGTTCTAGACTCGGCACCACAGACCGACTCCTGCAGTGCAAAGGATGCCATCGTCAGCTTCATCGAGGCCACACAGGAGCGTTGGAAGCGCAATGGCGAACTGAGCGGCGTGCCGACTGGCATCCCAAAGCTCGACTCCATGCTCGATGGCCTGCAATACCGCGAGCTTACCCTAGTCGCCGCACGTCCCAGCATCGGCAAGACAGCCATGGGAACCTCCATCGTGGCCAACGCTACGGTGCTGCACAAAGTCCCGACCCTGTTCGTCTCCTGCGAGATGTCCACCAATGCCATCACCAGACGCCTCGTCTCCTGCGTCTCTGGCGTACCCATGCAGTCGATCAAGACGGGTCAGCTCAAGGACAACGACATGGCCCGGATCCAAGCGGCCAACATCAAGATCAAGAACTCCCCGATCCACTTCCTAGACCTATCCGCTGGGGCTAAGATCGGCACGGTAACCTCAGCCATTCGACGAGCTGTCCGGAAGCATGGCATCAAGCTGGTCATCGTGGACTACCTGCAGAAGATCGGAGCCAGCGGACGCTACGAGAAACGAACCTACGAGGTGGCCGAGGTATCCGGAACGCTGAAGGCTTGTGCAGCTTCAACTGGAGTGGCTATGCTGGCCCTCGCACAGCTCAACCGTGAATCCGAGAAGGAGAAGGGACGTAAGCCGAGACTCAGTGACCTAGCAGACTCCGGACAGATCGAACGAGACGCAGACACAGTCCTCCTGCTAGACCGCAACCGAGTAGAACCAAGAGGTGAAGCCACTATCTCAATCGCAAAGCAACGAGACGGCGAATGTGGACTGGTGACCTGCCACTACGAAGGTGCCTATTGTAGATTTGAACCTGCGCTGTTGCAGGATTCGTAAACAACACAACATAACATAACATGATTAGATGCAACATTAACGTCAGCAAGGTGGATAAGCAGTATCTGTATGAAGGTAAGACCGGTAAGTTCCTCGAAGTAACTCTTCTGGAATCCAAGAGCGGACCGGATAAGTACGGCAATGACGGCTTCGTGGTCCAAGGCGTCTCCAAGGAAGCCCGTGACCGCGGTGAACGTGGACCCATCATCGGGAGCTGGAAGCACTCGACCAAGGCTCCCCGTCCTGCAGCTACCCACACCCCGGTAGACGACAACCTGTTCTAAGACCCTACAAGCCCCTAGGAGATGAGTTGCGCTATGGTGACCCTCATCAGAGATCAAAACGCCTCCTAGGGGCATCCTAGCCCCAAGAAACAGCATCGCATGGAAGACCTAGAGTACGCACTGCGCATGATACCGCCCTCCTACAGGGACTGGGTGGTCCGTAGCGTCAGAGCAGGTACCGCCTCACCGGAGCAGGTAGCCGCTAGGTTCTCCATGTCCGAGTCTGACCCGGCTTATCAGCCGATGATCCGAGGATTCGACAGGATCAAGATAGTACCAGAAGCCTATCTGTATCGAATGATTGAAAAGGTGATGAACTAAGTATAACTATACTCTAAGTATATATGTCTAATAAGATCAAATCAGTGGATATCATCGAGAAACCACCGTCGGTACATGTCACCTGCTACGCTTATGGTGATATGCACTCTGCGGTATTAACCTCTTGGATAGATCTGGCTAACTACTTTGCACAACGTACTCGCTACGCTGCTTTGCGTACTATACGTGAGGATGCGCTGATTAGCAGATCACGTTGTAGAGCCACTAAGTTCTTCTTGGATGATGATAAGGACGTATGGATCCAATTGGACCATGACATCCAGTTCTCCACAGCGGACCTGATGATCATGGCGGACCTAGCGCACAAGCACCAAGCTGCGGTGTGCATGCCATACTCGTGCCGAGCACTACCTCCCCGGCCAGCCTATCGCCCTAAACCAGAGGCTACTCCATTGGAGGATGAGCCCAGCCTCACACCCATCCTGTTCTTCGCGAGTGGTGCCGTAGCCATACCCCGTAAGGCCCTAGAGCAGTCCCTAGAGATCCTAGCCACCGATGCCGTGCCGCATCCCTATCGCATAGACTGGGCTAACGATGAGATGTCCGGCATGTTCCCCACACTCTGGCTGCCGTTCCTGCTAAAGTGCGACAAGGGCAAGGACTACCTCTCCGAAGACTACGCAGCCTCTGCCCGCCTAATGCTCGCTGGGGTCAAGCAGTACATGTATACCCCGATCGAGAAGCTCAGACACTGGGGCGACTTCAACTTCACGCTCTGACCTATGAACGAGAACACCATGAGGTTGGCGGAGAAGGCGCACCAACTGCGAGCCGCTGGGAACATCTATCGCAAGGTCGGAGAAGCACTAGGCGTCACAGCGTCACGCGCGATGCAGCTCGATCAGATGTATAAGCACCTTCAAAAGATGGAGGATTGGCAACGTGGACTCAGCTACAGGACATTAAGCATCCTTCACGACTTAGAAGCCAAAACGAAAGAACAAGTCACGCAACAGTACCTGAAGTGGAATCAGGAGAAGCCAAGCCGCTGGCCCAGATGCTACTCTTGGGTAAGGCATAAGGAACTCGCACGGTGCCTAGGCATGCCAGAGCCTATACAGCCCACCCCAAAGCGTAGAACATGCCCCCACTGCGGTAAGGAGATCTAGGAATGGGTAAGCCCACCAAGGCGGTCTCACAGAACACCCTAGCCAAGCTGGCCAACACGGACCGGAACATGGTTTCTTGGGCCCTGCGTGACGATCCACGCTGTCCGAAGGCTCTGGCGGATAAGATCAAGGCCCTAGCCGAGGAGCACGACTACAAGGTCACCAATCACCCGGGACAGCATCACAACTCCAAGCTCACCCAAGAGATCGCAGATACAGTCGTGGAAGGTGTCCTGACCAACAAGTCACTTGCCAAGATCTCGAACGAGACCGGCCTATGCCAAGGCACCGCGTTCAAGCTCGTGCGAGGCGTAAAGGTGCCACAGGACTACCCGGACAACGAAGAGGCTTGGCGGTCAGATGTCACAGGGTTCCTTGAGGTGGCTATCTGGAAGGGGACCAGAAGACTAGCGGATACGGCGATCGAGGAGATTGATAGTAGGACACTTCCCATATCGCTGGCTGTGGCTATTGATAAGTTAAACACATTAAAGGGCCAACCCACCAGTATACACGCTTCTTTATCGTTAACGGCGAGTCACAGGGACCTGATGAAGGAGCTGGGCACCAAGGGGCAACAAGACGTTGTCGAGGTCGAGACCAACGCTGAGGTGCTTCCCGAAGGCTCCTGACAGCCGCTCACAATAGGTATTATATTTAGTTGAGAGGATCTGATGCCAAGCATTAGCCAGTATCATCGTGAAGAATCCGAGTCGGTCATACCGGATGCGTCAGGCATAGGGGGGGAGGGGGTCGAGCATTCCGGGGGGCCGACAAAGGCGACGCATTCCCCAATCGGAAAAAACTTTGCAAACCGCCCTGCCCGGAAGTGCCTGACCTGCTCCAAGTCGTTCATACCGGACAAGGAGACCAACCGCTTCTGCCGGGAGAAGTGCAACATCGCGTGGTGGAACGAGCAGCCGCAGCATCCGGTGATCCCGAAGGTCCGTGCGGATCACCCCCGAGCCTTGGAGTTGCGTGACCAGCGGACGCAGCTGTGCCTGCTGGAGAAGGCTGATCCCTTCACCTACGGCTTCGTCCCGGACCACTGGGAGATGGCCAACCGGGTCTGGGCTGAGTGTTCGGAGTTGCTGATCTCTGGTGGCAACCGGGCGGGGAAGACCCTGTGGGCAGCTAGGCGGGTGGTGGAGACGCTGCTCTCGAAGGAGAACTGCAACGTGCTCTGCTGCCATACGAGCAACGCCACGAGCGTCACGGTGCAGCAGCCTGCGATCTACAACTATCTGCCGGTGAGTCTGCGAGCTACGAAGAAGGGGAAGATCCACTACCTGAACTACAGCCGGAAGAACGGCTTCACCGACGGGTCCTTCATTCTGCCTAACGGCTCCCGCTGTGACTTCCTGAACTACACGCAGTCGGAGAACACGATTGAGGGTCGGGAGGCGGACCTGATCTGGTGCGACGAGCTGGTGCCGCAGAGCTGGGTAGACACGCTGAGGTACCGGTTGGTTACACGTAGGGGTAAGCTCTTGGTGACCCAGACTCCGCTAGAGGGTGTGGCGAGCGTGTACAAGGAGTTCACTGGTGGGGCTGCAATTACTGAGTGGCACAAGGGGCAGATGCTGTCCGGGAAGCAGGGATTGCCCACTTGGCCAGTAGGGAAGGCACCTAGGGTGATGCGGCTGGAGAAGCAGAATCGGAGCACGGTGTTCTTCTACTCCGAGGACAACCCGTACAACCCGTGGGACGAGATGAAATCCAAGCTGGTTGGTGCGCCGATGGGACAGATCCTGACGCGTGCCTATGGCTGGGCGAGTGACAACATCGGAAAGGCCTTTGCTAGGTTCAGGCCGGAGACGCACTGCATCCCTAGAAGCAAGATTCCTGATGGTGGGACCTTGTACATGGTCTGCGACCCGGCTGGCAGCCGTAATTGGTACTGCCTGTGGCTATTGGTCTACGAGGATGGCCGGAAGGTGGTGGCGCGTGAGTTCCCGGACTTCACCGGGTACGGAGAGTGGGCGCTGCCGAGTGAGAAGGCCGATGGGAAGCCGGGGCCAGCGCAGACGTTGGAGGCGGGTCGGAGCGTGGTGGAGTACCGTCAGTTGTTTCGGGCCATCGAGGAGGAGATTGGTCGTGGTGAGCCGGTGATGCGGCTGATCGACCCCAGGGCAGGTGGAAGTCCGGCACTGAGCGAACAGGGTGGCACGACGCTGATTGACCTGCTGGCCGAGCCTAGCGATCAGGACGATGGCATGGCGTTCATTCCAGCTCCGGGTGTGCCTGTGGATCAGCGGACGGCTGCCATCAACTCGGACCTGAGCTACGACGCTACAAAGCCAATGACTTCGCTGAACGAGCCGAGGCTGTATGTGGTGGATGACCTGCACAACCTGATCTGGTGCATGAGCGAGCATACGGGGCGGGATGGGCAGAAGGGTGCATCGAAGGATCCCATCGACTGCTTGGGCATGCTTTTGATCTCAAAGATCGAGCATGTGGGTGCTGGTGGGCTGGATAGCTACGGCGGAGGGGGGTATTAGCATTGCTTTTTCAGTGCAAACAGACCAAAGGGCTTCGGATGAATTACGCGACGAGCTATAAGACCAGTGGTGATGCAATGGCGCACGTGGGTGACGCGCCTGACGTGGGTGCGCTGAACGAGGAGCTGC